GTAGATCACAATATTACAAAATAATTCAAAACAGAACTTACCAAGAAACCTAAAAAAGGCCAGTATTTCTACTGACCTTTCTTATATCTTAATAGTAAAAGCTCTACGCTTCGACTATTGCAGGGTCTACTTCAAACATTGGAGCTGGTTCGATACCTTCAATAGTAATTTCATATCCATTTCTATCTTGATATGCAACTCCTGAAGTGTTTGTAGATGTTGATCCATAAGCACCTCTTGAAATTCCTATTGAGAACATTCTACCATTGTTATCTTTAGCTACTACAACTAAGTCTGTAGCTTCAAATATTAATTGTAATTGATCTCGTGTTGACGCCTGCATTTGGTTTAATACCATTATTGCAGTCTGAGCATAAGTTACGGTCCCTTGACTTACATCTCCTGTAACAGTTTCGCTGATACTTGATGTTTGTCTAGGACTTTCAAATTTAAAAAAATCAGACGGCGTTAATGCGGATCCACCTACAGTAATTGCTGTGATAGTTCCATTTGATTCTGTGAAAGATTCAACCTTTCCGTTCGCAATGAAGATAGCTTCTAAACCACCTTGATTAGTCGAACATCCGTTGATTACTCCACTTGTAATTGCACTACATGCCATATCTTAAATGTGTTTTTTTTAAATTGTTATTATGCTAAATCATTGGTTGCAAACAAGTTTACTTGTCCAACACCAACACCAAGTCTCCAAGCAGCTCTGAACTTCATTACGTCAGCTCCATTGTCATAGAACCATACGAAGTTATCAAGCTCGTCTTGTAAACCAGTTGCAGCGATGATCATTTTTCCGGGTCCGGCAAATACGTTATCTGAACCTACTAAACCAGATGATTTAACCATCTTGATGTTAGTACCAGGAAGCATCATAGCTTCGTTACCTTGAACTGAATCAAAGTGGTATAAGTTTTGTGCAACTAAAGCTCTAACTAAAGTTCTGTAGTTAGCTGGAGACATTACCATGATTAAATCGTCTCTGTCTTTTACAGACTCGTCGATTGCATCGTAAAGATCTAAAGCTTGGTCAACAGCATTTGCAACCGTCCAAGCTGCAGCACCTGCAGGAACGTTAGCACCGTTAGCAGCAGTGATTTGGCCTTTAAGACCTAAAGTAGTACCGAAACCGTTGATTAAGAAACCTTCGTTGTATTTAGTTAGTTTTTCAGCGTACTGATTAGAAATAACTTCTTCGAAAGGAATTTCGTCATTTCCAGTTCCAGCAGACATGAAAGCTGATTGGTAAACTGATCTTAAGTCCTCTGGACATACTTCAGTTTTTGATTGTAAAGACTCGATAGTTACGTCTACTTGAGAGTAAGTAATTTCACCATCAGAAGTCCATCCACATGATAATGCAGAAACAGGTAAGTCAGCATCAACTAAGTTGATTGAAACTGTACCTGAGCTTAAACCTGTTCTAAGGTCTAAGTAAGATAATAAGTCAGTTGTTAAAACTGATTTAGAGATTAACTCTAAACTTAATTGGTCTGTGTATGCAGGTAATGCTGCAACATTAAATCCGTAAGCCATAATTAATAGTTTTTGTTTTTTTAAATTTTAAATTACTTTGTTCTAAGACTTTTTAGCATTGTTAATCTTGCCGCCATCTTAGATTCTTTGTCCTCTAATACTTCTTTGAAAGTGTTAGTAGTTACTTTAGGAGCTGCTGGTTCGTTAGCAACTGCTTCGAATCTTTCAGTTAATACTGATAATTCTTTTTTAAGCTCTTCAATTATTTCTGCTTGTGGTTTGATCATTTCAGCAATAGCGTCAATAAGACCTTCAGCGTCGAATTCCTTCTCTTCTTCTTTGTCTTCTTCTTCCATTTTTTCGTCTTCTTTCTTTTCTTCTTCGAAAGTTTCCTCTGCTTCTCTTACTGACTCTGCTTCACCGTCTTTTTCTTCAACTGATGTAATTTCGCCAGACTCACCAACAGTAATAATCATGCCGCTTTCAGTTTCGTGCTTTCCTGCTGGAGCAAATGGATCTTCATCAGCGCCTTCACCAGCACGTACAAATAAGATTGCACCTGGTTGAAATTCGCCTTCAGAATATACTTCTGTTCCGTCGATAAGTGTAGCCTCTGCGAATTTTAATTCACTAGTTACAACTTCTTCAGCACCTAACATAACTTTAAGCTTTGTAATAACTTGATTTACATTCATATTATTATAGGTTTTAATTAGTCAGATGTTATTATCTGATACTATTAAATATATTTAAGTCAACTAGTGACCAAACCGAGAAGGAGGGGAAGGAGGGAAGGAAGCGAACGAAGAAACGAACGCACTTAAGGAGATGCGTAGTTAAAGGAGAAAGACTATTCGTCTTCCTTTTTTCCTTTTCTAATATCTCTGATACGTATTATGTTTAGGATTATACCTGTAACTAAAAGGGCAAGAGTTAACCACTCGTTAATGCCCATTGCTAGCGCTCCGCCTCCAGCGATAGTGCTGCCTGCTGCAATTGTATCTTTGATATCGTTTGTCATCTTATTTTTTGCTTGCTCTTTCAATGAAATTTCCTGCGATTGAGAATCCATTTAGCTCGCCATCTTTAATTTTCTGCCAAGTTTCCTTATCATTAATCTTGTATGATACCATCCAGCTTCCTGCTGGTATGTCAAAACCATACTTCTTTGATTTGTCCATCTCTGGATCTTCTACGATCCATGATTCTAATAAGGTGTTGTCAGTTGTTACATCGTTGTCGTGATTAACATCGGTGTTGTGTAGCTTATTATATTCGAAAAACTTTTTAGAGATTTTCTTGATTGTATCTTCTGTAAAATATACGTGGAATACATTACCCTTTTCGTCTTTACGAGGTATAAGAGTATTAGGAGTCATTGCTGGTCCTGTAATAATCATTTGGTCATCATCAGAGAAGTTCCATTTAGACATTAGATAACCATTATTAGGCATTCTTTCTGGTGCTTCTCCTGCTAATCCAGTGGCTTTACCTTCACTTACTACTACTGTTCTTCTACCATCTCTAAAGACTCTTACTTGTTCCCAGTAATGTTGGCAGTTAGGTCCGCCTTTGTACTTAAATATATCGTAAGTACTTGCACCTCTTGGGCCAAAGCCAGGATTAAGTCCAGACATTCTTCTAACTTCTTGTAGTGTGTAAACTTTGTTAAGTCTCATCATTGCTCTACAGAATTCTCTTTGAGCTGCAGGACCACTGTATCTATATTTTACTTCACCTTCTTCTTTAGGATCTTTCTTACCTAAAATGTCTAAACCAATGATCGCTTTTAGAGTGTCCTGGAAGTCACTAAAATTTGCTTGTGATTGAGATATTTCGATGGTCGTAGAATAGTCTAAGACTTCACCGAAATCAACCTGTGAAGCCATCTCGATAATAGGATCTACTTCTTCTTTAGAATAAGAGTGTGATTTACCACACATCCAGCTTCCATCTGGCATTTGGTGTTCGTGACCGTCTGGACAATCAGGGTTTTCTCTAAATTCTGATTGCTCACCTCTAATTTTCTTAAGCTTATTCTGCGCCCATTCTATTCCACTAGTTCCTCCCCATGCGTCCCACATAAGTTTACCACAACCTTCACTATAAGGTGTGTCTGAATTCTTCTTATGTCTTGCAAAAGAGGCCATTCTAGCAATAGTATCTTCTGATATGTTCTCACCTTTTGCTAATTGATTAGCTCGGGCTTTACCTACACCAGTTCCACAGCTACCCCAACCATTTTCTTCTGCCCAATCTAAGGCTCTTTGTGCATTATTCTTTGCACTTTCTGGATAATCGTTATAGGTTTCAAACTCTTGTTCTGAGTTTTCTATTGGAATACAGTTAGGTACTTGTCTACCGCCTTTGTTTTTAGTTCCATAGGCAACATAACCTGATTGGCAAGGGTTGTCTTCTAAGAACTCTTCTCCTTGATAGCTATTGTAACATATCGCTGCAGCTTGATCATCATCAAAGCCTTCCTCTTTTAACACAGGGATGCATCTACTTACATAGTCTGCTTCACTTTCTCCTGCTTTAGGATCTACAAATTGTTGTGCAGCAAATGCTTGCCACTTAATACCTATTGCGGGCTTGTCTACTAATGACATAATGTCTACGCCTAAGTCATCAAATTCTAAGTTATCCCAATCAATTAGGAGTTCTACTATTTTACCAATCTTATTACTCATATTGTATGTATCTTTTTTAGAGGCGAGCTAGATCATTAATTTTAGCATCAGCTTCTTGTTGTGATGTCATTTCATCAGAAACTACATAGGCTCTAACTACATTAGGACCAGTACTTCCAGTTTGTTGACCTAGTGTAACTTCAGTAGCTGTCTCATCATCTGCTGCAGCGCCTGCTTGTAATGCAGCAGTAGGATCTACATTAGGTGCTGATGGAATAGAAGCAGATCTTCCGCCTCCACCGCCTCCTCCACCGCCACCAGGCACTGGAGTTGAAATAATATCTTTCACAGATTTAAAACCTATTGCAGCGATTGTAGCAACGTTAGCAATCTTTAAACCTATCTCAAATGGTGTAACTGTTTTAGTTGCAAGTTCTGCAGTAATACCTTGATATGTATTAATAGTAGCGGCTGCAATTGCTGCTGCTTTACCTGCTGCAGAGTTTTCACCTAATAAGTTTGCTATAGCTCCAAAGGTTTGACCAGCAAGAGCGATCTGTTGATCTTTCTCTGCTTTTGCCATCTTCTTATCGAACTTAGCTTTTTCTTTGTCTAGCTTTTCTTTCTTTTTTGCAAATAGCTTATCTACTTTTTCTTTCTCTTCTGCAGTGGCTCTATAAGTATCTAATTCGTCTTGTGCAGCTTGTCTTTGTATTTCTAATTCAGCATAGTACTTTTCCCACTCGTTCTCAATAGACTCGGTATTTAGAGCCTCAATCATTTCGTTAATAGATCTTTTACGCTCTACTTCTTCTAATTCTAATTCTGCAGTAATTTTCTTAGCATCTAGTCTTCGGGTTTCTAAGGCTGTTTCAGCATCGATTCTTGCAGCAGTAGCCTCTGCTAATTGAGTCTCTAATTCTTCACGCTTTTCATAGTTACCTTCTTGGCTGATTTGTAACTTAAGGTTGGCTTCTTCTAACTTTGCTTGTTTAGCAAGGTTTTCTGCAAGTTTAACTTGTGCTTCACCTACTTTTTCTAAGGCTTCTTTTCTTTCTTCATAAGTACGAGTTGTATCTTCAGCAATCTTCTGCTGTGTTTCCATCTCTTTGTTAAGTAGTGCATTATCTACAATTAGTTTTTGTTGCTGATCTCTAATTGCTCTGAACTGATCTACTAATTTACCTGCAACTTCTACTGCTTCATTAACTTCAGCAACTACGGTTTTACCAAACTCTATTACTGCTGTTGTAGCGTCTGCAACTTTGTCAGTTAC